CTTCTTAATGTTATCGATTACTTGAATTTCGTCCATAAATTAAGATTTTTTTGGTCTACCTCTTTTTTTTGTCGCTGGTTTTTTTGGTTTTGCTTTTTTTACAGTAACTTTTTTCTTGACAGGTTTTTTTTCCTCAACAACTTCGCCATTAATTCTAGCCATTTTTTTAGCTAGTCTATCCATATTTTCTTGATGAGCTTTTTCAGCTGCCTCAAGTTTTGCTTTTTGTTCGATCGCCTCTTGTTCTCTCAAAAGTTTTTTTTCAGCTTTTAGTTTTTTTTGTGCCTCTAATTTATATGATGTTGTCATCTTATTCCTCTTAATTTATTTTCAAGTTCAAGCAGTTTTAGATCTGCATTTTGTCTTAATCTATCTATCGCTACACCAAGTTTATCATCAGCTATTTGTTTTTGCACATTTAGTCTGTCTTGTTGTATTTCACTATCCATAATTTTTTCTTGTTGTCTTTGTGTTTGTTTTGCAACAAACTGCTCTGATTCCATGTCGAGTTCCTTATCGCGCAAGTCTAATTCTCGTTTTCTAATATCAACTAATGGATCTTCGCTACCACCCATGCCAATGGATTGTAGAAAATCGTTAGCTAATTGCGCCATAATCTGAGAGCTAAATTGTTCTATGAGCATCTGAATTTGTTGTTGTATTTGTTGAGATTCTTGTGGTGACACTTGTTGCATTTGTGCTTGTATCTGTTGTATTTGTTGTTGCATTTCTTGTGGCATCTGCTCTTGAGCCATTTGCATAGCCATAAATTGTAAGTGTTGCATACAATGCGAGATAATTAATGCTTGTATTTGTGGTGTTTGTTTTACGATATCTGTCAAAAATAAACTTTTATGTGCATCTAAATGTGCTTGATGATTCTGTTCTGCGAACGCTTGAGCCGGTTGACCTAATAATAATCCAGCATTTTCTTGTCCTGCATCAATAGGTTTAGGTGTGTTGTCAGCTGGTGGTTGTAACAGCGCATCTACATTATCAACGCCTAAAGCTGCATACATTCTTCTATAAGCCTCATAAATTCCTGTCGGGCCGTGTATTTCTGGGTTAGATTGCACCATTTGTAATAACTCTTGAGCTAATGTGACTCTTTGACTTTGCGAAAAAATATTAGGATCGGAGACAGGTATAATGTCTACTCTATCATCAAAGTCCATTTGCTTAACCTCTTGTGGACCACTGCCGACTTGATAATTATAAACAGGTGGTAAGTATTCACTAAAAACTTTTGCTAATAAGCCAAACTCAATACGTTGTGCATAGTGCAATCTTTTGTGTATTGCGCTCATCACTTTGGTGCCTCGTTCAAGCAAAGCTACAGTTGTGCCAACAGGCATTGCTTGGTTCATGTCACCTACATTCATGTCTGCTATGGCTGCAAATCTTTTACCTGAATCAACCAAAATACCTAATAGTTGCATAAGCACGTTGCTAGGCTCTTTTATTGGTAAAGGAATAAGGTTTTCTCTTAAAGATCCTCCTGTAGTATCAATGTCTCTAAACTCACCTGGTTGCAGTGGATCATCCTCATCTCTTATGCGCATGCCTCTTGCTTTGAAACCAGCAGGAAGGTTGGCTAATGTACCAGCATCAATAAGCTGTCTTAATATTGAGGTTGATGCTTTGGAAAGACCACCGATCATGTGCGATAAGCCTAGGCCATAAAAGCCTAATCCTGGTAAAAACTTATATTGAACAAAATAGTTGATTTTGTTCTTCAACACGTCGTTTTCTCTGTAGTTTCTACGGATTGAAAGGATTTTTTGCGAATCTTCCTCTATGGTAACAATATATGGTAACTTTAATCCTGTAGGCATGCCTTGGGCATCTAAATCTTCAAAACCCTCTATGTCTAATACTGTATGCACTTCATAAACCGTTCGGTTTCTATTTTCTTTGTAGCTTGGTGAGATGCCTTGTATATCATCTATAGCTTGTTCAATCTCGTCTAAGTCTTCGCTATATGATCCAGAGCCTATGTCTACATTTGCATAAAAACCAGAAACCTGTTGTTTTTTAATTTCATTAGCAGACATGCTTATAGAGTGTGTTATTCTTTCAGCTGAACTGATATCGGCTGCCTCGTATGGAACTATAAGGTCCTCAGGCGCTACAAACTTAGCTACTGCTCTGTTTAACACAAAATCAAAATATATTTTTTTAAAACAAGAGCCAGCAAGCGGTAAGTAAAACAACATTTGATCTAGTTCAGGATCATATTCGTCCATTTCATTCATAATGTAATAGTTCATAAATTCTTGAACTCGCTCTGCTTGGCTTTCTGTCTCAATTGTTCTAGCGCCAACTATTTCTGTTTTTACTGGTCCTTTTGCTGGCAACATTTCTTTATAAGCCTGTGCTTGGAACTGTGTGACTGCCTCAGCCAAGATAGGATGCACGACTCCAGATGATCCCTCAAAGGGTTGTGATCTAGTGTCGTCAAACTTCATGCCTAAGTATTTCAAACCATCGGTATATGTTTTTTCCCACTCAGATCTAGATTGTTTGTCAGAATCTATCGCATCTAAGAGATCGTTTGATATTTTTTCTAAGGTGTTAAGATCTATAAAATCAACTAAATTAGCATCGAAGCTCATTTGTGGCTGTGGTGGTGCCTGTATGTCATCGTCCAGTAAGACTTGTTCTTCATTTACCAACACTTGTGCTGCTGCTTGTATTTGCTCGTCTCTAGTAGTATCAGGAACGATATTTACCGCTGATCCTTGCACTTTTACATCTGGATCATTGTTGGTGCCTAATTTATCTATAGCCATATTAATGTATTACTTTATTTTTAAGATCTTCTTCAAAACCTATTTCTGTTCCTATAATAGCCTCTAATTCTCCATCAAGCAAAAGACCATGGTATTCTGCAATTAGTTTTGCTGACTCTAAGCTCGGCGCATGTATTAATGGCCCAACATATTCTGTGCCATCCCATAAAAACCTAGTTGCGTAAGTTTTTAGTAATAAACTGTTCTGTTCTTCCTTAATAATTTCACCTCATCTTGGTAATCTTCATACAAAGATATGAAGCCACCTTGCCTAAATCTCATCAAAGCCATTGTAGCACTATCACAATAGTCATCATAATCGCCAAAAGGAAAGGATGCCATCTCTTCAATAACTTCTTCTGCAAAATCTTCCTCAGGTGCCCAGACCATGCCTGATTCAAATATAGGAGCCACACTATTCATACGCGCTACTTTGTCTTGTCCCCTACTTGGCGTGTAAGAAGTCACGGGTATGCCCATACGACGTAATTCATGCGTCAGCGGTGTTCCTGAGGCTTTAGCTTCAATCAAAACACAATCTGGCTCCCAATATCTATATTCTTCTAAAGCCAGTTTTTTTAACTCGGGAAAGTCACACCTGACCCTTTTTGCGTCGAGCAAAATAATTTCATCGTTGTTTTCATCACCTCTATTAAATATGGCCCATGTTGTTATGGCTGAGTAATCAGCCGTTTCTTTTTTTGAAAACGCAGTATCGTAGCTTTGTATGACATAACTGTAAGGTGGCACATCCTCATCTTCCCAGCGATTCCACCATTCTCTTTTGACAATAGATCCTTCCTCAGCTGTTGGGTTTTGCATCCATTGACTGTTCCATTTAGATATAGGTAATGATGCTTTCACTCCTAATAATTCCTCTTTCTTCCAAAACTCAGGCCACAACGGCTTTTCTGACTCTGGCATAATCGCAGGAAACTCAACAACTTCCCACTGATCTGCATTTTCATCGCCTTGTTTATTAAGAACCTTGCCAACCAAATCTTTAGTGCTCCACCTTGTCATTACTATCACAATAATCCCACCTGGCTGTAAACGCTGTCGTGGACCAGAGGTGTACCATTCATAAGCTGACTCTAACGCTTTAGGTGAAAGTGCATCTTGCTCGGAGTGTGGGTCGTCAATAATTAATAAATCGGCACCACGACCTGTAATAGCACCACCGACACCAGCTGCAAAAAACTCGCCATCCTGATTGCTTGTCCAACGCCCAGCTGATTTGTTATCTGCTTGTAGTTTTAGTTCAGGAAAAATGTGTTGATACTCTGTGCTATCAATTATGTTTCTAACCTTTCTACCGAACCTAACTGCAAGTTCCGCCGTGTGTGTAGTTTGTATAATTTTTAAATTTCCTCTTCTGCCCATCATCCATGCAGGGAAAAAAGTTGACGCAAACTCAGATTTTGAGTGTCTCGGTGGTAGACAAACTATAAGTCTTTTCAGTTTGCCATCAGCTATTCTGTTAAACTTATCTGCAATAATTTTGTGATGCCTACCTTCGATAAAATCAGGCCACATGTGCTTTATAAAACTTATAAAATCCTTCTGACAACCGTCTTGTTTTTCTAGTTGATCGTATCTTTGCAGTAAAGCTACTGCCTCAGCTTTATCCTGCTCTGATAAAATATCAAAATCTTTAAATGATACATCGCTCATAATCGAGCTGAGAAACAAGGTAGCGACGATATTTTTTGCAACTCAGCTCTAAGCGTAAAACGCCTAGCTGTAGTATTACATACTGTTATACTTCGTGCCATTCCTTGCCTTCAAATAACAAAGATTCAGCCAATCTTCTTCGCTCTAAACCTGGCAAAACAACTTTTTCTCCATTTACTCTTGCTTTATTCCATTTGCGCATTTGATGTGGTACTTCATCTTTTTTATTGTCATTTAAAACTTTTAACATTGTGCTGCTATTTAGGTTCGTTGGGCCTAGGTTATATGTCCAAGCTACTAAAGCATCAAATTCATTTTGTTCTAATGGCACTAATACAGAGTCACTTACATAAGCTCCATACACAGGCAACTCCTCCTCTAACCACTTATCTGCTTGTTCTTGTGTACAGGTGTCGCCTTCTTTTACATTTTTGATTCTTCCAAAACCTATCGTCCATTTTCCTGCGGCACATTTATAGGCTTCTAGCTCACACCCTTCGAACTTCTTAATTAATTGTTTTCCTTCTTCTGAAATTTGCATTTTATTCTCCCCATTTTTTTGTTTTCTTGCCACCGTCGTAATCGACTGCAAGATTTTCTTTTTTAAGCAAATCTGCAACATTTCCTTGATCGCAGAATACATCACCTAAAACTCTTCCATATTTATCTGTCCCATAAGATCTCAATGTTATATCACCAACTAACCACTCTTTCAATTTAGCTTTTGCTAATAGACCAAGCTCTTTTTCTTTTTTGCGCTCAGGATATTTCTTAACATTTATCCTAGATTCAGGAGTGTCAATTTTGGCGATTCGTACGGCTTTATTATGTAATTGAACGGAAAAACCAAGATCTATGGTTTCTAGACGAATTGTATCTCCGTCCGTTACGGATTTTAGTTTGCACTTATATATAAAAGCCTCTGGTAAATTACTCATTTGCTTCCTCTTGACTAGTGGTTACTGTTCTATAATACACGACCACGTCTTTTAATTCTGTTATGTATCTTTTAATTTCTTGCATGTTGTAAGCCATCACCTCATAGTCTGGCACTGTCATAGCCAAAAAAACAAGTTCTCCTTCTTGATCCTCTATAATTTTAAACTGCTCTTCAAAGTTTTCAGGTGTTATTGTAAGCCATCTGACTTCCTTTAAATCTATTTCTCTAGGCATGACTGGTTGCACAATAGTCCTTTCCAGTGGTTTTGCAGTTACTTCTATCTGTTTAGTCGGTATTAGGCTGCAACTGCAAGCCATCATCAAGATCATCAACAGTGACGCTGATTTTCTCGATGTCTTCCATAATATGTTTTGTGCCATTATTTATCTTCCTTTGCATTTCTACAGGATCTGTAAGTATCTTAGCTGTTAATTGATAGTTTTGTATAAATTGTGTGTATCTATTAAGCTCTCGTTGTGCCTCTTGACTTTTAAGAGTCATGTTTTGTAGTTGAGTCGTTTGTGTAGCAAAATCATTTTGTAGAGTGCTTAGGGCCTCTTCTTGTGTTGCTATGGCTCCTTCTAAAGCTACATTGTTTGCTTTTAGAGTTTTGTTCTCGTTATAAAGCCAATAACTGCCCAAACTTAAAACTAAAATCACTCCTATTAAAATTTGTTGCATCAAACGTCCTCAATTATGTAGTTAAGACCGCTAGCGCTTCTATATTCGACTATCCTGTTGTTTTGATCTCTAAATTTTAAGTGTTTTTCTTTTTGCACAATTATTTTTTTTGTAATATAGGATTTATCATCTGAATCACCATATTCTTTGTTAAAAGATACAGTAACTTTGTATCTGTGTGCAAATAAGTATTCATACCATGCAACAAGCCATTGCCAAAATTTTTTTAAACTGTCCATATAGCTAGCTTATGTTTCTTACCCTTAACCTTAATTGGTTTTAGTAATTTTAATACAATTTTACAATTTTTTGCAGTTCTGTAACCTATTAATATATCCCTGCCGACATCTTTAGTTGCTGACTCTAATCTTGCAGCAGTGTTTACAGGGTCTCCAATAGCAGAATAATCAAACCGAGTATCTGATCCCATATTACCTATTACCGCCTCCCCAGACTCTACACCAACACCTACAGCTACTGGAGTGGCAAGTGTTTTGTTAAGTTCAGCAATCCCTTTTTGTATATCGATTGCAGCTTGAACTGCTTTTGTCTCGTGATCCTCACAATCTAACGGTGCTCCAAATATAAACATACCTGCGTCGCCAATAAATTTATCGGTCATACCACCTAACTTTTGCACCGCGCTTACCTGCACAGTCAAAGTTTTATTCATTATGCTAGTCACCTCCTCTGGCGGTAACTCTTCACTTAACGAAGTGAAGCCTCGCAAATCGGTGAAAAGATAACTGCAATATTTTTTTTCACCGCCTAGTTTTAGTGAATCTGGATTTTTTTGTAGTTCTTTAACTTGTCGTGGATCAAGATAATGTTCGAATTGTTTTTTGATCTGTTGGCGTAATAAATACTCTTTTCTAAAGCGTAAATAAAAAATAACGCTGCCAACAACAAATTCTGACACTAAAGTCCATGAAAAATCCAATAAAATGCCATTTTTAATGCTAAAAACGCCTAAGAAGCCTGTCAAAGCCATGAAAATAACGCCGAAGGCTAACGCCTTAGTCATGCTCAGATATGCGCATACAAGCGAAACTGTGAGCACGAAAATCGCAAAAATCAAAATTTCGGCCGCTAACGCCCAATCTGGTATTTTTGGTGAGTCTTGAATCAAAATTGACTCAGCTAAAGCTGCTTGAACTTTGTGTGGACCGAGCAAACCAACAGGAGTTGCAACTTGTGGCATGACGCCTGGTGCATCTACCGACACAAAAACAAACTTACCATCAACATTCATTTCATCTAATGTAGTTTCTGGTGTTTTTACCCAGCTGATCCATTTTCTACCTAAACGGTCAACATCAACAGGAGGCAAACCTTGCACGGTAATTTGTTGCATGCCATTTTCGTCGCCTTTAATAATATAAGTATCAGCACCTGCTAAAACTTTTAAAACCTCAGTGCCATAAGATGAAACGAAGCCATTTGGTGTTTGCATTAACAATGGCATGCGCCTTACAAGATTATCAACTTCGGAGGGAGCTGATGACAGGCCTTGGGGGATTTGGAGGTAATCATGGCTGTTCGTGACAACTCCCTTAGCCATAATACCACTAATATTTTGACCAAGTAAAACAGTTCCGCTTGTTGGTGGATAAACTCCGTTGTCATACTCGAACATAGCTAAGACACTAGGACTGTAACTAAGTGCTTCTAAAAAGACATCATCACCACCAAAACGATCTGGTTGTGGAAAAGATATAACCCAGCCTACGCCGATAGCTCCTGCGTTAAGTAAGTCAACATGTATTTGTGCAAGTTCTTGTCTAGGAAATGGCCAACCACCAGATTTAAAAATATCTTCTTGTGTAATATTTAGAATTGCAAAGTTACCACTTGGATCATATTCTTTCACAAAAGTATCAAAAGTTTGGAGTTTTAAGATTTGTAAAGGATATGCCTGAAAAAGCAAAGGCAAAAGCAATATTATAAATACCGTGAATATTGTTTTTTTCATTAACAAGGCATCCTATGTCCATCAACATGTATATTGTTAGGGCACCATGATGTAGTGTTGTTTAGGTGGTGATTCCTAATTACTGTTCCTGTGAGGGCAAAATTCATCCAAGTATACCCGTAGGTGTCTAAGTTCTGTCCTGCTACACCAGCAAAGACTAATTTATGAAGAATAAGATTATCTAAATGAGGATGACTGCCTAAAAATACATTACCTTCTTTTATATTTGGATTTTTAAGTCCTTCATAAGTTGTGTAAACATCCAGTGCGTTAAGAGTCCAATAAGTAATTATTTGTGCTCTTGATGGCGGTTCCTTAATTTCAACGAACTGCAAAAATTTTCGCTCTGGTACGTCAAACACATATTCTTGTGATAGCTTTGGCAAAGATAAATCTAGTTGCGCAAAGACAGTGCAAGGCAGTATTAACAAGGTAAAATATATTTTCATTAACCGCTCTGTTTTATCGTAATAACACTACTGCTACCACCATTAATCTTGATAGTCTTTGAAACACCATCTTGGATTAAGATTACGGTATAACTTGCAGAGACATCTAGATCTAGTCTAGCAGTGTTATTTACAGATCTTATCAAGGTCAATCTATCGCCATCTATAAAAGAAATTATCTGAGTTTCTGTATCTTGACCAAACTTAGTTCCTGCTATGGCAACTGATGTAACATCTTGTTGTAGCTGATCTTCCTCTTCAGCAACCTCCAAAGCATCTAAAACATCTAACAAATCTTCAAGAAAATTTACATCAAGATAATTTATATCTAATTCTGTAAACTCTAGATCTGCTTCATTGTCTAAAAAGTCCTCATCTAAATAATCTATATCTAGGTCATTAAAATCCAAAAAATCATTTGTGTTAAGAATAACTTCTTCAGCTTGCATTTCTACTGGCTCTGGCGGACTTACAATAAGCATGTTGTCAATAATATCTAAAGTTAGATCTAAAATTACTGGCTTACTGGGTGCACTTTCAAATACGCTAACTGTAGTTGCTTGAAAAGGTTGATTTAGTATGACGCTGCCCGTTGCAGTAGTTACCTCTATTTCTCCACTGGAAAGACCAAGTGCATCTGGTAGCAATATTATTAGTGATGCTCCTAACTCATTTACTGTGGTTGTAAAGTCAGTGCCACGAATGGCTATGTTCGCTGTGGGTGTTTTTAACGAGATGTTTTGTTTATCAATTCTATTTAAGTTACCTGTTATAAATCTTGTGGTGCC